CATTGGATCATGTGGGAGCAGGTTCTGGTGGTACTCGAAACATTTCAGGTACCTCACATTATCACGTGGCATTGGAGCAAGAGTTGGCTGTGTTGCACCGCAAACCAGCTGCATTATTGTACACGTCTGCCTACGTCGCAAATGAATGGACGTTGATCGCTTTGAAAAAAATCATTCCGGATGTTGAATACGTAAGTGATGATAAAAATCACGCCAGTCTCATTCAAGGTATGAGACACAGTGGTGCTGTGAAGCATGTATTCCGACATAATGATATGAAGGATCTAGAAAGCAAACTGATGGCCGTCAAAGGCACTCCCTGCATTGTCTTTGAATCCGTGTATAGCATGGATGGGAGCGTAAGTTTGATTTCTGAAATTTGCGAACTTGCCGACAAATACCACGCCATAACTTACATAGATGAAGTGCATGCCGTGGGTTTGTACGGCGAGCAAGGCGGAGGCATGGTGCAACAGTTAGGGCTAGAATCCAGAGTGGACATCATCAATGGCACCTTGGGCAAAGCATTTGGCTGTCATGGTGGATACATTGCTTCAGCTGCAGAATTGATTGATGCTGTGAGATCAGTGAGTTCAGGATTTATTTTTACCACTTCGCTGCCACCAGTGGTGTGTGCAGGTGCCACTGCCAGTATTAAATTTTTACGAGATGAAACAGGTCAGGTATTGAGAGAAAAACATCAAAGCATGGTGTATCAGACCAAACAGGCACTGAGAGCAGCCCACATAGAAATATTGGAGAATCAAACACACATTGTGCCGGTGATGGTGAGAGATCCAAAAAAATGTAAAAAAATAAGTGATCATCTGTTGTATGAGCATGACACATATATTCAACCCATCAATTATCCCACAGTGCCTGAAGGTACCGAAAGATTGAGAATAGCACCCACTCCCAATCACAATCAAGTGATGATAGACACATTGATCAAAGGGCTCACCACAGGGTTCACTAAATACAACGACTAAACATGTTTAAAAAAATTAAAAAATATTTGATCACTGTATTCTCAGATTGGGCAAACTATGTGTATGCTCCCAATAAACAAAAGTCCCCCCGCAAATAATGAGTGACTCCATAAATAATTTGATGGATGACAGTCATTTATACGAACAACTCACGTTGGAAGAACTGTTTCAGGAAGAGATTGACCATCTACAAATAGCCATAGATGAATTGGATGGTGAAGGGCTGACAGAAGAAAATCAGACCAAGATATTGAAGTATCGTATAGTACAAGAATATTTTCGAGCCAGAATAGACAGCCTCACGGGCCACACAGGTGTGAACCCACCCAAAGCAGATTCCACTCTGCACTAAAAATATTAGACTAGGGTAAAAAACTGGAGATTGCAGTCACCACGGCCAACGCAAAAAGTGCAACTCCGCAGATGCCTGCCAGCACTGCATACACTGGTTCATATTCCAGCCAGTGTGATTTGATCTTTTTTTTGTTGCTGTTGCTCAACCAACGATTTTCACAAGTGTTATAAGGTAACATATTTTACTTTTATTATATGGGTCACGGCAGACAAAAGACACTGCTGATGTCTGCCACAACCGTTATGATTAGTTTTGTAAATTAAAAACTACTTCTTCTCAACACCATTAACAAATGCTTTGGTGAATTTCTCTACATTAGATTGAAATTCTTTCACATTGTTAAGGATGGCTTCTGGTTTGAAAGATTCTTGCACTTTTGCATTGAACTTTTTCATACCTTCCATCAACACCTGAGTGTTTTCTGCATAAGATTGACCATTGGTCACAAACTCATTGAACTTTTGAGCTGTGTGGATGATGTCTTCAGCGGCAATGGTAGGGGCTTTGAATTCGGCCACCACTTGATCGCCTTCTTTTCTTAGGCTGTACTCATACTCTTGTTGTTTGATTGTGTAGTTGAACTCGGCGATTGATTTCGCAAGTCCTAATAGGTCGGCACGGATTTCGTAGCCGTTTCTTGTTGTTGTAGACATGTTGTTCTCCTTTTGTGTGTGTTTGTGTCTGTGTTACACCATTGTAACTTCAATAATATAACAGTGTTATTTATCAAAGTCAACCTCTTTTTTGCTGCAATGCAACAATCTTTTGCTGCAAACGCATATCAATTCTACCAAAATCCATAAAATATCACCAAATTCATAAATAACACATATGATTAGTGATATCAAACAGCGTCAGATACTCAGTCTCAATGAATGGGAACAGAGCCTACTGTTTGCTGAGCTCAGCATGATTGCCTACAATGACGAAAAAAAAGCCACAGCACAGGCAAAAGAAATAGGATTCACAGAAGTGCATTTCTTTGATCACAAAGGTGCTCAGGGTTACACTTTTGAAACTGCCACAGATCTAGTGGTGGCCTGCAGAGGCACTGAACCCACAGAATTCAATGACCTAGCAGCAGATCTCAGAGCGTTGCCTGTGAAAAGCCGCACCATGGGCAGGGTACACAAAGGATTCAAATTGGAAGCAGACAAGATCTGGGAAGGATTAAAAAAGCAGATTGAAACATCAGAAAAAATCACATGGTTCACTGGACACAGTCTGGGTGCTGCCATGACCACACTTTGTGCTGCAAGATGTTTTTATTTGGCTCCACAGATCACTGTGGGTGCCATATTCACTTATGGTTCGCCCCGAGCAGGTTGGAGAGGGTTTGTGAACAATCTACATGTGCCACACTGGCGCTGGGTCAACAATGCAGACGTGGTCACACGTGTGCCATTGACTGTGATGGGCTATGTGCATCACGGCAAAATCAGATACATCAACACTTTTGGCAATGTGAGAGAGTTTACCTACTGGCAAAGATTCAAGGACAAATGGCGTGGCATATGGCGTGGGTTGAAAAAATTGTCATTCAAGAATTTCAGTGATCATGGCATGGCCAATTATGTGGCTCACATTGCCAAAAAAGTTCAAAACAAAGAATATCCACAGCAATAACCCCCAATAATACACGCAGTTAATCACTTGACAACCACCCAGCACGGTGCTATAATTAAACACATGGTGTTTTTGGTAACATTTGACGGTAAATACCTTGAAAGCATCATATGAAAAAACAAACTAGATCCATTTTACAGGAACTGAACACAGTTTACAGAGCCAAAGACCTGGATCACATCGTGGAAGCCAAAGGCAGCAACATCATAGAAAGTGCCATCAATCTGTTGGCAGTGATCAATGAGAAGTATGATCCTGAAACTGCTCAAGAGTTAGAGCGACGTTTTATCAATTCCATACGCAATGGTGACAGTAAAAAATTCAAAACAGGTATTAAAAAAATTCAAGAAGGCGAGAGCGAATAATGCAACTCAAAGAAGGTGGCAATATCTTCAAAGGTGCTGAAGGAGAATTGCTCACAGGTAGAATCAATCAAGCAGATGTGGCTCCCACAGTGAAATGGTTAGAAGGCATCACAGGATTATCTTTGCAGGATGCCATGTTGGGCACCACAGGCAAGGCTCCCACCAGCGGTGATATGGATTTGGGTGTGGATGAAAGCAAAATCAGCAAAGACGAATTGGTAGCAAAATTATCTCAGTGGGCACAATCACAACAGCAAGATCCCAAACAGTGGGTGCGCAAAAGTGGTATCTCTGTACACTTCAAAACTCCCATTGGCGGTGATATGAAAAAAGAAAAATTTGTTCAAACAGATTTTATGTTTGGAGATCCCACATGGCAAAAGTTCAGTCTGCAAGGTGGCACAGTGGGCAGTGATTACAAAGGTGTTGATCGTCACATATTGCTGGCCAGCATTGCCAAAGCATTGGGATATCGTTGGAGTCACAACTATGGATTGCTCAATCGCGAAAGCAATCAACCAGTGAGCAAAGATCCAGACAGAATTGCTCAACTGTTGTTGGGTGTGGATCACACAGCCAAAGATTTAAACAGTGTGGAGAGTATCCACAAAATTATTCGTGGCCGTTCTGATTATGAAAAATTAATAGCAGATGCTGTGGAGTCATTTGCCAAAGCAGGCAAGCGATTGCCTGAACACACAGTGGAAGGTTCTAATGTGTGGTTTAGAAACATGATGCAGGTAGTGGGAAGATGAAATTAGTAGAATTTAAAACAATCACAGGACGTTGTGACATATTGCTGGAAGATGCCAGAATACATCACCTGGAAGATTTTGTGTTGTGGAATGGCAGTCAAGGAGCCAGTCAAGCATTGGACGCACTCAGTAATATTAATAAAAATTTAAAAAGTGTCACAATCAAATGGGATGGTGCAGTGGGAGTGATCTTTGGAAGAAATCCCAATGGAGAATTTATATTCACAGACAAAGCAGGATTTGTGGCCAAAGGCTATGATGGTAGAACCACCAATGCAGATGATTTGGGTGCCATGATACAAGGTCGTGCCAAAGATGTGAACAAGGCAGCGGACTATAAAGTTTTTGCTGACAAAATGAAATCAGTGTTTCCTATCATTGAATCTGCCACTCCAGAAAACTTGTCGGGGTATTACCGAGCAGACATATTATATTTTCAACAGCCTGAATTAAAAGATGGCAGATACCAGTTCAAACCCAATGTGGTCACCTACAGTGTCACACCGGACAGTGTGTTGGGCAAAAAAATTGCCAAAAGTTCTGTGGGCGTGGTGATTCACAGCATGATCAATGAGCAGGGCACTGAACAGCCTGTGCCAGATGATTTAGAATTCAAAGGCAGCAAACTGCTGGTGGTGCCACCAGTCACTGTGAGCAATCCTGTGCAGTTGGATACCACTCAGTTGGCTCAGGTAAAATCCATGCTGACACAACATGCCCGAGACATTGACACAGTGTTGGATCGCAACAAGTTGACTGCAATGAAAGTGTCAGATTTTGCCAACATACTGTACACCTATGTGAACAGCAAAGTGCTCACTGGCATGAAAGACTTGGGCAGAGATTTTGTAAAATGGCTCACAACCACCAGTGCTGTGAGTCGCAACAAACAAGGCAAAATTGTGGATTACGTGAAACAGAATGTGGTGGGATTCAATGCACTGTGGAAAGTGTTTGCAGGCATTCAAGCAGCCAAAGATTCAGTGATTGCACAATTGGACAATCAAGGTTCGGATGTGACTGCCAGCATCAACGATCAACCAGGTGGTGAGGGCTATGTGATACAAACAGCTCAAGGCCCAATCAAATTGGTGAACAGAGCAGGGTTCTCAAAAGTGAATTTTGCACTAAATAGATAGTATGGTAAAAGCAACAGATTTCATGCCCAAAAAGATCAGCATCATGGATCCAGCAGATGATCCCAATGCAGGGCTGGACAAAGAATTCAAACAGGACACCATGTTCAATCAGTTGGGCAAAGTGTTGGACAGCAGAGGCAATCCCAATCCCATCACACACGTGACCACAGATGATGGCGAAAAACACCCCATCACTGCACAGCAGGCACGAGCACTGAGAGCATTGGCCACTGCAGAAAATGTGAAACCAGCCACAAAATTACAATTTACCAAAGACATTCAAACAGGCGCAGGCATTAAAAAGTTTTTGTCACAGCCTGACACCAAGAATTATGTGAGCACTTTTGTGGACACCTACATGAAGGGTCAAACTGTGTACACGCCCACCACCAAGTACTAACCCCCCAAAAATTAACACTGTAGAGAATTTTGGCATCAGATGCCATAAATAATCACAACCAGTCCACGGAGCGTGGATTTGGCCATTAACAATGATAAAAGGAGAACAACAATGGCTACAGTAACAAACACAAATGCTTCTGTTAAGTCTAGCAATGGATTAGGTGCTAAAACCACAATAATCAAACTTGCTAAATCAAACATGACAGCAACTGAACTAAACACAGCTATAATCGCTTTAACACAAGGCGGCACTTACTCTGGCGTGACCAACGATGCCTTCTCAATCGCTGGTATCACTTCTGACGGTGGAGACGCAGCTTTAACGAAAGCTTTCGTATCTGGCGAATCAGATGTGGTGTTCATAGCACTACAAGGAACAGGCACAATTAATGCTGATGCTTCAAACGCTTTAGGCGTGACAAGCTTCGTATTAACTATCGAATCAACTTTCGATAACTTGTTCTAATAGAGCATACATCAAAATATTAAAAGGGCGTTCAGGAAACTGGGCGCCCTTTTTTATTGACTGTTAAATACCCACGATATGTACCAAGTTTATTCACTCATAGACATCACCAAAACTGATCAGCATCGCCACAAGAGCAATGATCGCTGTGCTGTGGATCAGCAATCCAACTACAATGTGTTTGAACAGTGTCTCATGCTGAGAAGCAACGTGAACATACACAGTCGTCCAGTGGCTCTGCACAAGGATGTGAAACAATTTGCCTTTGGAAGCAGATATCAAGGTCAGCATCAGATTTGGTTCATGGAGTTTGACACAGATCAGCCAGACTATGTCACTGTGCAACAACTGCAGGAAGATTTCAACATGGTGCCCATGATCTCCAATCTCAAAGAAAGCATCAACATCAACAACAATATTTTTATCACTCAAGATCCTCAGAACACAAACATAGTGTTTTATAAAAACAGCACACTTAAAACCACAGACTAGCAGATAAATATCTGTATGAGCGAACTGGAAAAAGAAAATTTAGAAGCACACGTGGATCTTTGCGCCGAGCGTTACAAAGCCTTGGAAGCACGTCTCACTGCCATTGAAGAAAAAGTGGCTGAGTTGCATTCAGAAATGCTCAAGGGTAACTCAGGCATGACCAAAACCATCATAGTGGCCACTGGCGCCATAGTCACAGGCCTGCTCAGCACCATAGTCACACTGCTGATGAAATTCCCTGGGTAATCGCCCACACACGCTAAATACATCAAAACAACAATCATTGCTATGAAAATTGTGGAAATACTGTCAGAATCTGTGGTTTCAGTCTGGGGTCGCAAAGGCAGCGGCATGGCCAGACGCTATAGATGCACAGCCGGCATTCGCAAAGGACGTATTGTGAGCAGTCCTACCACTTGTACCAAACCCAAAGATATCAAAAAATCTTTTAGATTCAAAGCCACCAGAGCTCGCAGAGGATCGGCCATGGGAATCAAAGCATCCAGAACCAAACGTGCCACAGTCAGCAGTCGAGTGAGAAAATTAAACATTGGTCAAGCACGTCAAAAACTTAAACCCTATAAACCTGGCAAAAGAAAGCCCATAAGAAAATGAGATTAAAAGAATTTGCACCCAATGATTATTTGAATAAGGTCTTGAAAAAAGTAGGACCCAATGCCATACGCACCGGCGCACCCATGCCTCAGAATGTGCTGCCCAAAGGTCCCATTAAGACTGCTGCACCTGCAGTGAAATCCACCATGAACAAAATGAACACTGCCACCAACAAAAATTTATTGAAACCTGGACAGAAATTACCCATGCCCACAGCACCCGGCAAGGAGACAGACATGGATATTATGGCAGTGGGTCCTGACACAGTGAAATTACAGAGCAAAGATCCCAAAAACCCAGGAGAAGTCACTGTGAAGAAAAAAGACCTAGATCCAGTGATCAATAATCTCATGCAGAGAAGCAGAGGACAACAGACCACACGATGAAGATCAACGAATTGATATCAGATTTTGAAATATATGTCAGCAATGAAGAATCTGCTCTGTTGAGCCGCATGCAGAATCAAACACCCATTGTCAGTTTTACAGAGAGAGAACAATTCATCATTGAGAATCTCATAAGAAAATCTTTGATAACTAAAATTATTAAAAATAATCAAACATGGGTGGTGAGCAATGAAAGATCGCAAGACGGTTGCTAGAGAAATACTCAAACTCATAGATCGTGAAGCACAAACACTGTGCATGCCCATTCAACAGGGCAACAGTGTGCGAATCAAGCACATGGTGGTGCGTGATAGCCGTCATGGATTTTTGGTGTTCAACATCATCACTGGTGAGCAGGTGGCTCGCACTTTCAGCAAAACCGCAGCAGTGGCCATTGCCAAAAGTCACGCAGAAGGCAAGACTCGCAGCACTGCCAACATACTCAAAATTGACGAAAAAATACAACAAAAATACAATGATTGTGTGCATTTCAAACACACCATATATTTCAGCGAAGATCACAACCGTAAATCCGCTGCAGAAATACGCTATGATGTGGCTTGGGATGATGTTTTAACGCTGAGATCTGAACTGGATCATTATATCTTTGACTAAATAAATTCAAGCAAGGACTTTATTATAATGAAATTTACACAACTGATCAAAACTCTCACAGCAGAAGACCTTAACAACAGGGTGGCGCAGATGTTTGGTTCTAAAATCAATTTGGAATCATTCACAGCAGAACAACTGTCCACTGCCCGTGACAAATTGGCCAATCAATTATTGACCATTGAAAATCAAACCAACTTTGATGCCATACATTCAAGTGAAGCATATCAAAAAAATAGATTATTTTTAAAAGTGATTGAACAAAAAATTGAAGAATTATCACAGACAGATGAGAAGGCACAAAGTCCCTACGCAATAGGCATGGCACAGGCCATGAAGAGCACAGGTGATCAACCACCACTTAAAAAATCCACAATTAAAAAAGCACACGATATTGCCAAGTCAGTGGAAAAAAATGAAAGTGAAACCACAGTGGATGAAACAATGTCACGTCAACATTTTCAATATGTGGCTGACACATTAAAAGATATTAAAGATCCAGCTAAGAGAGCAGAATATGCCAAACATCATTCGGCCATATTCCAACATTTTAATCCAAATTTTGATCATGCAAAATTTATGTCAGCAGCAGGAATAGAAATGAAAGAACCAGCAGAAGCAGTGGCCGAAGCCAAACCAGATTTTTTAGACATGGACAAAGACGGAGATAAAAAAGAACCTATGAAAAAAGCCATTCAAGACAAAAAGAAAAAGAATATCAAAGAAGGTGCTGAAGAGTCAGCTAGAATAGTAATGAGCGCCAATGGATTGGTGGACAAAATTACAGGCTGGATGGAAGACACAGCAAAAATGCAAACAGAAGTGATGTTGGAATTAGGCGATAGTATCCGAGACGAGATGGGATCTGAAAAATCAGAACAATTTGTTAACACCATGAAACCATCTTTAGAATCATTGTACTCACAATTGGAAACCACAAGAAAATCATTCACAGACGGCGTAGCTGTTCTGACAGGCGAAGAAGCGCCGGCAACTTTGGGCGCGGATGCTCCAACAGATGACATTGAAGATCTTGAAACAGAAGTAGAACCAGAAGTAACACCAGACACAGCAGATGACTTCACTGCTAGCGAACCAGCCACAGGCGGTGAAGAACCTGCAGACAGAAAAAAAAGAGAATCAATCATCAGAAGATCTCCAAGATTGGCAGAAATGCTATCACGCACTTCAAAAAAAAAGGCTTAATAGCAGAATCTGAAAACAACGCTCTTATTCAAGTATTAAGAAATTTTATTTCTACAGCCAACAGCAATCAGCAATCTGCCTACATCAATTACATGGCACTGAACAAGATCATGCAGAATGTCAAAGGCAATCAATACAATTTTGATGCACTTAAAAATGCCTATGACACCGATGTTAATCTTAAATCATTGATCAAAAATTTTGACCGAGATGGTATCACACTACGCACTGATCTAACCAAAAACAACACAGCTCCTATCAAACCAAAAAAGAATTCAGTGGATAGATTGGCACAGCAGGCAGTTAAAAAACGATCCAAATAAAAAGATTGACACCCATCCACACAAACTATATACTAACACAATGAGCGAAAGAACCAAAGCGGATATAATCTCCGACATCAACACAGTGATAGAAAAATATGTGCTGCCAGCAGTGGGCAGTCATGGTGGTGCTGTGAAGTTGGTTGATTTCGATCCACTCACAGGAGTTTTGAAATTACAGATGGGCGGGGCCTGTTCAGGCTGTGCCGGCAGCAAGATGACACTGAAGAATGGCGTGGAGAAAATTTTGTTTCACTATGTGCCTGAAGTTAAGAGCATTGAAGCAGAAGATGACGAACAAAGTCAAGTGGATCCTTATTTGAGTCATCCCATAGACTATCCTTCGGCCAATGAGATGTTGGATGAGCTCACACACCTCAGCAAGTTCGTCACACCAGACGAAGATAGAAAATAGAATCAATGACCCTATTGAAGCCCAAATACCAGTACGAGAATCTTAAAAGAGTTTTGGTGGATGGCAAAAGATTGTACAGTTGTCCCAATGGAGAAGCACTGCCGTCAGTGACCACCATACTGGACAGCACCAAAGACAAAACACATTTGATAGAATGGCGTCGCAAAGTGGGCGAAGAACAAGCCACAGCAATCACTCGTGAAGCCAGTGGCATCGGCACAAGGATGCACAAATATCTAGAACAATACATAGAGTGTGGCAGCTGGGGAGAAGCCGGCAGCAATCCTTATGCACTGCAGGCACACCAGATGGCTCAGGTAGTGGGCAAAAATGCATTGGTGCATGTGGATGAAGTGTGGGGTTCAGAGGTGAGCCTTTACTTCCCACAGATTTATGCAGGCACCACTGACTGCGTGGGCACCTACAAAGGAGCGCCCTGCATCATCGATTTCAAACAGACCAACAAGCCCAAGAAGCTGGAGTGGGTCACAGATTATTTTTTACAGCTGGTGGCCTATGCCGAAGCACACAATAAAGTGTATCACAGTGAAATACGTGAAGCACACGTGTTCATGTGCAGCCGCGACTTCACCTATCAGCAGTTTGATATCACCCCCATGCAATACAACAAATATGCAGACATGTGGTGGGATCGAGTGGAGCAATACTACAAGAAACAAGCAAGTCACGCATAACAATCCACAACTGAGTCGATAAATACACTTGTTATAACACACAAGATTTAGGAGCAAACACGTGGCAATTGTATCATTAAGCAGAATTCAAGTACGCAGAGGACAAGCAGGTGCTGGTTCAGGCATACCCCAACTGGCAGGTGGTGAGCTTGGCTGGGCCATGGACACTCAAGAATTATTCATTGGAAATGGATCAGTGGCAGAAGGCGCTCCCTCAGTGGGCAATACCAAACTGCTCACAGAACACGACAATTTATTTGAACTCAGCAGTCAATACATCTACGGTAACGAAACGGTTGTGCAGACAGGCGCGTCATCAGGATCACCCATTCAACGCACACTGAAACAGAGATTGGATGACACAGTGAGTGTGAGAGCATTTGGTGCTGAAGGATCAGGCAGCAATGAAGTGATAGAACTTCAAAGAGCCATTGATCAATTGTATGTGAATGCTGCCACAGTGGGAAACCCACAGAGCAGAATTCAACTGCTCATACCCGCAGGCACATATTCCATCAATGCCAGTTTAAAAATTCCACCATTCACCACACTGATTGGAGACGGCAGTGACAAGACCATCATCACACAGACTGCAAATTTTCCAGTGTTTGAAACAGTGAATGGTTTGAGAACTCCTGGAGTGGCCGGCAACAGAGCAGCCACAACCACATTGAATCAAGCACGTCATATCACCATCAAAGGCATGACACTGAACATCACTGGTAACAATCCAGCCATCCTAGTGGACAACTGTGTGAACAGTGATTTTGAAGATATTAAAATTGGTGGAGATTGGAGCACCAGCGCTTCTTACACAGATAATTTTGCCATCAAGATGGTAGCTATCAGCAGCACAGTGACCACTGCCAACAACAATTTTAAAAGTATTAAAATTAATGAATTTCAACAAGCTGTGCATTCTGATTACGATGTTGCAGAAAATCATTTTGAAAACTGTATGTTTCAAAATTGTCAGTATGGCGTTGTGTTTGGAGAAAACACTGTGTTGGGATCACCTGGACAAAACACAGCTCCTTTCAATAACACAGTGAGCAAATCACAATTCATAGATATCAATCGTCAGGGCATATGGGTTCGCAAAGGCAAAGGCAATAAAAGCATCAGCAACAGTTTTGAAAGCGTGGGCAATGATGGAGGCACAGAAGCCAATGCTGTGTACAGTGTGATTAAATTTGAAACTATGGAAAATGCTTCACACAATGATTATTTTGATCGTACTAAAAAATTATCCACTGAAAGTGCCTACACATTGTCTGCAGCCTATGTGCCAGAGATTCAAGGGTATGTGGACAATACCAACACATTTTCATTGAGTATCAACGTGGGATATTCAGTGGGATTTACCAATTCATTCAGATTGCCAGCAGACATCACCAAGAGTTATGTGGTGTATTATCTTTACAAGAGCACCTATGTGAACGCAGTGAGACACGGCACTTTGGAAATCACTGTGAACAAAAACAACAACACCACCAGTCT